GTATTTGGCAATAAATTGCCTACGTCTGTCCATTAGGTACAGACGCCCCCGGATGCTGTATAGCATTTGTGGATTCCTACTCTTAACACTTAACTTAAAGGTACTTCTTATGTCACATCAAGACGCAGCATTGATCGTTATCCTTCCCAAGGTCATGACGCTAACTGAATTACAAATTGTTAGCAGACTTCCGAAAAAGTTAGATGACGGTCGTAAATTGCATTTACATCTTGTTTATGACATAGAAGAAGTGAAGATTCCAAGTCTACAAGAAGTAGTCGGTTGTCTTCAAATTTTACCTTTTCATTGAGTGATTCGGTGAGGAAATTCCTGTGACTGTCAACATTTATAAGGCTTACCCGCCTATGCAAACGTCCAAGTATTTTGAGACCAGAGATATCTCTGGTACTCATGGACCTTGCGTAAATCGGGTTTCTGTTAGCCTTGTTGACAATGTCACGTCTTCTAGATCGGGCTGGCGTTATGCGGACTGGAAAACCCGTCTTGCAAAGAAGCAAGATGCCAGTACGCAATACGCTCGCTCGTTTATGCGTCTCACTGAGATACAGTGGGGTCTTTGGCGTATGCCAAAGCCTACTAGTTATTCTACAGTGTGTAACGCGTATGGAGGACCTTCCAAACCTGAATACAGGGAATGGGAAGGCATTGCGTTCGCATCGGCGAATGTCGGCCCTTCCACCATTTGGTCAGATAAACAACTGGCACTACAATACATAGCCTCGAGAAATCTGAGGCGTAATTATGCAAAGTGGAAACCAGAAGTGAATCTGTTGGTACCAATTGGAGAGTATAGAGAGACTATTGGTTTATATAACCAAGTAGTCAATGACACTTTCGCTTATGTAAACAAAGCCTATTCTCTATTACGTTATGCTAACACACCCAAGAAACTTGCACGCCTTTTAGGCCGCGCAGGTGATGCATGGTTGTCTTATGCATTTGGTATTAGACCTCTATTGAATGACGTTGCGTCTGCTTCTCAAGAGATTGCTGCCAATATCAATGGTATCCCTGCCTTTTCGGCCAGGGGTATTGGGGAACAAGAATGGGTTAGCGTTCAATCTGGTAGAAATTATCAGGTTGATGCTAACGGTTTATTTAAAGTCGACTGGGTCTGCAGGCATGAGCACAGTTTACGAGTTAAGCAAACTATGGGGTTCAAGGCAGTTTCGTCTTGGGCTGATGGTTTTGCTGCTGGTAGTAGCCTGTTCGAACCGAATATCCGCGAAGTCGTACTAGGAATATACGATTTAATCCCTTATACGTGGTTGTTGGATTATTTCACAACTATGAATGAGTGGCTCGAGGGTATGTTTGACCTAACTTTGGAGCCGTATTATCGGTCGGAATCGACCTTATACACGTGCACAACAATGTGTACGGTATCTCCAAGTGCAGGATTTGATATTCAAACACTGCGTCCTCAAATCTGGACTACGGAGTACGCGTCCTACAGTAGGACACCGCAAACGGTGTTGTACCAAAGACCCGGCCCGCAGTTTAAGAATATAGAGAACGTGTTTGGTTTGAAGAAGTTGCTCAACCTAACAGCGCTCTTGTTTTCTAAGCGTGCAACCCGTCTCTCGAAAGAGAGTACGGACTACATACGAAGACGACGAGGGTATATCATTTAATCTTTAACGCTATTTACTTGTACGCTTCCTAAGCGTATATCATGGGTTAATAGTAAGTTATTAAACTAGGAGACTTTCAATGTCTATAAATCTGACTTCCCCCTTAACTGGTAGCACCATTACCGGTTTCACCTCGCCAACGTATACGTTGACGGCTGACACCAGCATTGCTCCCAACGGAAAGCAGTGGGCCGTAACAGCCTTGGGCGGTACTCAAGCCAATGTGGATACGCATTCAATTGCGAAGCCATTCACGATTGCTTACTTCAAGCAAGCAATCGGGAAAACATTAGGCCAGTTAAACCCACTGACCGGCCTCTACAAAGGTACCCCTCCGCGTAATAAAGACCGTTTGGTCACGCGTAAGGGTGTTAACTGTGCAGCCAACGTCCCTGACATCGCATATATCCGTACCGAGCTGGATTTCCCAGCAGGTGCAGATACTTACGAGCCAGAGGATTTGAAGGCTGCAATTTCAGCACATATCGGGGCACTATCACAGCTGTCCGCAGGTATTGCTGATACCAAGTTAACAGGCATAATGTAGTAACATTTTATGTTCCTACGTAAATTGCTGTACCGTGTCGATTCTGCTGTCAATATGATAGCGTTCGGCGATCGTAGCTTTCTCTGGAGGATTCCATTGTGGTTCGTGAGCTGTCTAATAACGGTAAGTTTTGTGACGAGCTTTTCTTTGCTCTTATTGATGATGACCTTGAAAATTGGTCCCGCGGACAAGATCCGTGTTCACCTCGCATGTTCGCTGCGAAGCGGCTGCGAAATAGACTACGGAAGAAATACTGTCCAGAAGGCTGTAGAAATAAAGCGGCTGATGCCAATGCTATAAACAAGTTCCTGTTGATACAGGAATCTTTGAGACGTCCGAAAATCGTGCTCGACCCGTTAATTCTGGGCGAAATGCAGGCTTTCATCTATCATGTTATAGAGCATGGCATGTTTCAGCTATCAGACAATCCTGTCGCAGGTACTACCTTCGATACAGATGTCGTTCTACAGAGGTGGAACACAGGACCAGGCAGTTCAAATGGTTCTGATTTCACTCATTTCGTTGAGAAATTCGGCGATAACCAGTTGTCATTTTCAAATGCGGCTGACCTACTTCTGCCTTACCTGGCAAATATTAGTCCCCTAATTTTCGGCCGTTTTATAGGTCGAGGTGATGGGTGCTTAAAGAAAGTAGGTGGGAGCAAAGGTGCGTGTGTGCCTAAAACACCTGAAGAATCTAGATTCATAGGTAGCGAACCAGTCGTCAATATGTGTGGGCAACTCGCTTTGGGTAACACCATTGCAGATTGTCTTAAGCTTATTGGGCTGGACATTTCGAAGCAACAACCCCTAAACCAGGTTCTGGCTTTGATGGGATCTATTGTTGGCGATTCGGTTGGTGGTACGCGTTTGTGTACTATCGACTTGTCAAGCGCCAGTGATTGGATTAGTTTACCTTTACTATGCAAATTGTTACCGCGAGATGTGTACCGTTACGTAGTAGCGGTGCGCTCGCAGACGATTGACATAGTCGATGATTCTGGTATGGTTAACACCCATATCATCAGGTCTGCTTCAACCATGGGAAACGGTTTTACGTTTCCAATCATGACGCTAATTCTTCTCGCAGCAGTTTATGCTGTAGGGAGAACTAAGTTAGGATGGAAGAGAAACCACGTTCCTTGGGACGTAGTCGGCGTTTTCGGTGATGACATTATATGTCCTTCATCGATCTATAAAGACGTTGTTGAAGTGTTAGAAGGTATGTTCCTCAAAGTTAATAAAGATAAATCTTATTACGAGGGCTACTTTCGCGAGTCGTGTGGAGGAGATTATTTCCAGGGTTACAATGTAACACCCTTCTATATAAAAGATCTCACACAGATAAGCGGGCGAGTAATTGCGTTAAACCAACTTATTAAGTGGTCTAGTGAGCATCAGATACATTTGAAGTCAAGTTTCTGGTACTTGGTGGATTCCATTCCATCTAAGTATAGAAACGAGGTTCCATCGTGGGATGCTGACTATGCTGGTATTAAAACAACCAGGCCGATGCGAGCGTATACGCGCGCATCTTTACGGTTCCGCCCAAAAGTAAGCCATTGTCATGCTGATTTCAAGTTAGTATGTGCAGTTGGTGGTTATATCATTCCTATTGTTAACGGTAAATCAAGACTGGATTCAGTCACAGTAGCCGATTATTCTTCTCGAGAGCTTAGTGCAATCGAGTTGGAACTTATCAGCTTTTGCTACTTTGACTCCGGTCGGGTTACCTACTTGCCAAGGGAATCGCAAAGCACGTATGTTTTACATAGGTGTGACGATGATCCAAAAAGGGATATCACTATCCCCTATCGTGCATCTATTGGGAGAGGCGGTTACAACCGTCGGTCAGTGTGGTTAGAGCGACTTGCCTATATGGCAAGCGTGGGGGATTAACAACCCCCCACGCTGGACGTGAGTCCAGCACCACCTAAGAGGG